CAACTTTCTCAAACTTAGAACCTTGTTCAGTTGTAATCCAGTATTGAAGTGGATGTGTTTTGTGTTTGAAGTTTGAGATACCTTTTGAAGAGATAGCAACTTCATAACCACCAGCAAGAATCTTACTAAGATTTTCAGTTTTGAATACCATGCGATACTTACTACCATCACCAGCAGAAATTTCAAGTGCATCGGTATGTGCAGAGTCATTTGCCAAATCGATAGTTACGATTGAAATTTTCTTACCATCAGATTCAACAGCAACTTGTGGTGAAGATAGAACTGATGCAGCCCGCATAATCCAATCATAGTCTTCAGCAGAAAGAGTGAAGTTAATTTCTGTATCAGGCATTGTCAATTGTTTCTCAGGTGGAACAACAATCATTGTGGGTTCACAGAATCGATATTTAATCTTACTGCGACCTTTGTTACCAACGATAACAACATGTTTCTCATCGAACTCAAATGTTGGATCGTCTTTGTGGAGTGATACGACTGACAAGAAATTGTTCAAGTCATATACACCGAAGTCTGCTGGAATATCTTCTTTGATATCTACCTCAGCAAGAATATTTTTATGTGAAGAAACTGTTTTAAGCTTCTTACCTTTTTTAAACATGATGCCTTGATTTATGGCACCGAAGTTTTTTAACACCGATAGTGTGTCGTTTGATAATTTCATTTAATACCTCTCATAATTAAGAATTGTCATCAACAGAATACATTGTATCATGTTCATACAGAAACATGAGGCAACAAAGAGCATGAGCAAGGTGATTTTTGCCTGATTCTGGATCATTCTGTTCACCTTCTTTCCATGCCCACATATGCCTTTGCATCGCATCAAAGTATCTCCGTTTGGAATCTGGAACATGTTTCCAGTTATCCGGTTCATACTTCTCTGCGCCAAAGGTCAAAATTTCAACTGTGGCTTTTAGTGCAAGTGGTGGCAGTAAACCATATTGTAGTTTACCGCCATCAAACTTACGACCGCCAGTTGTAGCGGTCTGAGATGCTTTTACAACATCATCGGTCATAGTTTCCCTGTATACTGTGCAACAGCAGGCATGTTACCTGTAAATGCATAGGTACCGATGTGCTGAGTTTTCATCCACGGACACAAGAAAATCTTTCCGTTCATTTTACGCCACATTTGACAGAACATATAATCTTCTGACAAGTAACGATCCGAACCACCGCCTGTGATTGATTCTTTAGAATCGATTACAGTATCAAAGTAAGCGTGGATATATCTTGAACCATCAAAGTTTGCTTGACCAACATGGTCTGGTTTATATTTGATAGTCGGATATTCTTTTGCCATCTTATCAAAGACAGTTCGGTTTACCAACATGTAACCAGTACCAATTTCCATAACTTCTAATGGTTCGGTAACTTGGAATTGTTGTGTACCTTTTACCACATTGAAAACATATTCACCAACAAGAGTTTCGAGTTCTTTTGGATTTAAATCTGGATGATTTCTTGCAGCTTGTGCAATGTTACTCCAGTTCATTGATTTCTTTGGATAAGGTCCACCAATAACATCTTTATCTAATGCTAATAGTGCAACAACATCTTGCGGATTGAAATGAATATCGGAATCGATAAACAATAAGTGTGTGTAGTCTGTACGAAGGAATTCATCAACAAGATAGTTTCGAGCTCTTGTGATTAATGATTCGTTGAAAAGGAAAGAGAATTTGGTTTCGATACCATATTTTCCCATTGTTGCTTGTAGGTCTAGGCACGATTTCATGTATAAACCATGATTCATTCCACCATACATTGGTGTGGCAACGAAAAGTTTTTTCTTTTTTAGTTCTTCAATGTTAACTTGTATTTCCATAATATGCCCATTCTGTAATAAAAAAAAGGAGAGATACTAATATATATCTCCCCTTTCACATTTTTCCTAAGAAAAATTAGGCAAATGCACGCTCACCAGTGGAACGAATCGCAGCGATGCCTGCAGCAACCATACGCTTAGTTGGTGTACCCAAGCGATAGAAAGCAACCTTGTCACCGTTCGTATTGATACGGCTGTTCAAGTAGATTGCATGACCTTCATTACGCAACTCATTGATAGTTGCAGAAGGATTGGCAACACCGAAAACTGACTGCATTTTGTTAGCAGTCAAAGTGTTGTAGGAACCTTCTTTAGAAAGATAGGCAAGGACTTTGGATTTTGTAGACATAATATCTCCATGATAAAAAACGAATCGCAGTTAAAAGGCATTTGAGAGGCGATTCAGATAACTCTCAAATATGTTATAAGTATACACTAACTCACTAACGGAGTCAAGCGTTTGTTCGGTACAAATGAAAAAAGACCCGACATTTGCCGGGTCAAAGTATCGAAAGGAAATTTAATTAGAATGGAACTTCTTCTTCTTCTGTATTTGAGGTAACTTCAGGTTCAGGTTCAGGTGCAAGCAACTGTTCAACAGAAGCACCTGCATCAACTTTGGTATACAAATCAAGGAATGATGCCTTAGTGTCATCATCAAATCGGTTCAAACAGAGACCAATTGCCTTCATCTTATCGCCAAAGATACCAAATGTTTCAACAACATGGACTAAACGGCGAGTGGAAATCACTTCATCACAACCACCGTCAGCGAATGTTTTACGAATAACATCTGCCCAAGTAACAAGTTTATCGGCAAAGTCATCATCGGAACGATTAACGGAATCCAATTCTTTACGAATGATTTTCTTTTCAACAGTAGCAGAAGGCCAGTCTTGTTCGTAAGTGTTACGAAATCGTTCAAGGAAAGCCTCATTCAATACATTGGTAAACATGTAACGACCATCGTCACTACCTTTACCTTTAGTGTTTGCAGTAGCGAATACGGTAAAACCAGCCGCAGGTGTAATCAATTCACCTTTCTTTTTCAACATAAATGGTTTACCTTCAAGCACTCGTTGCAATGAGGAAAGATTTTGAGCACCATAATCAATCTCATCAATACAAAGCACGGCACCTTGGCGAGCAGCGATAGTCACTGGACCGTCTCTCCATTCCATATTACCATTAATCAACACATAGTTGCCGAGCAAATCACTTTCATCGGTTTCAGGTGTCATGGAAATACAAACGAATTTGCGTTTTGCCTTAGCACATGCCTGTTCGACAGACATTGTTTTACCGTTACCAGAATGACCAGTAATGAAAACAGGAAAGAAGCGCATTGATTGTACGATGGAAATTACATCATCGAAGTTACCAAAAGGAACATAGTTCTTATAAACTTTTGGAATCATATCCGACATTTCGAGGTCGGTGACTACATTGACAATACGATTATTGGATTTTTCTACAGGTTTAATCATTGGAATAACTTGTGCTTGTAAATTAATTGTAGCAGGTGCAATTGTGTTTACTTGACCTGATGTAGGCACTTTGTAAAGACCACGACCAACTTTATTGCTTGGTTCTCTAGTAAACCATTGAGCACTTGAAATGCCAACAGATTTACAGACTTCTTTAATTTCGGATTTTGTTACAGTAGTTTTACCCAAACCAATAAGATTTTTGATAAACTGTTCACGGACTTCGGTACGATTACTCATAATATAAAATACTCTTTCATTTTTAATAACACCATTATAACACACCTATTTCTAGGCGTCAAGCCCCTCTGTTGTTTTTAGGCAACAGTTAGGCAGCAATGCCCTGTATGAATTTCGAGACTAGCACTCGGTTGATTGCTTTCCTTTTATTGAATTTCATAAAGGCGTTTTTCAATTTGTTGGTGGTAACTTTACCCTCAACTTCAATTTCCTCAGTCTCGGTGACCAAATCACTACCGCCTGATACAAGGTAAAAGGCATCATAACCAGGGCGGTGAGAAATAAGAAATTTTTCACTTTTGAATTCTTTCACTAATCGCATTTGTTCATTTTGTTTTTTAGTAAAGTCGGTTCTCTGCAATTGATTCAAATCAGAACCGTCAGGAAAAACATAACGATTGTAAATTGCATTTTTCACAGAACTACGATAACCGGATAACAAAAAGAAACCAAAGATTTTTGATTCTGTTGTTGCACGGAACCAATCTAAAATACCATTTGTCAAAACATCAGAATGTGTTGCATCTGGTTTATCAACCAATTGTCTCTGATACTTATGTTGTCTATCGGTTAGAATAACATTAGTTGAACGGACATTAAAACCTCGACCAACTTCAACTTCTTCTTCAACATTTGTAATGTAATTTCTTCTTGTATCAATTGTTTTGTATGCGGAACAATTATCAGCATCACCGTCATGTACAATCACCAGACTACTCATATCTAGGTTATTTTGTTTACGGAAGGCCTTCATAATACCAGCAAGAGCAACAATTGCTTGAAGCATAGGTGTATTGGACAAATTCTCTGATTGAGGTTGACCAATATAGTTTGCATAATAACGATTGTTTCTCACTTCATAGGATTTTTTCAACAAAATCATATTGCGAAGTGCCTTTGAATATTCAGCATTACTCATTTTTGAGTTAATATATTCACGGAGAAAAACATCTCTCAAATACAAATCATTCACTTTTATATTGAAAGCCTCTTTTGATTTTTTAGAATAATCTTCAGAAGACAGACCAGAATCAATCATATTGGACTCGGTGCAATCACCGAAACCATATACGATGAACGGGATATTCACTTTACGGCAGAACATGGACAGAATCAAAATCTGTTCAATAGAACCTGCCATGTTTTCAGACATAGAACCAGAGCGGTCAAGTAACAAAATCAATCCGTGTGATTTGCCTTTTGGTACAATCATCACTTTGCGAAAAATGTTATCGTCAAATTTATATGATGATAGTTTGTTTACATCGATATCACCAGTATCAGAGATTTTTGTTTTACTGAAAGACTTGGCAGCCTTACGCATTTCAAATTCTTTGGCAAGCAATGAAATGTATCTCTCATTCTTGGACTTGAATTCATTAACATACTCTTTAACTTTTTCTTCTGTTAAACCACCATCTTCAATACGACCATTGTAATATTCACTTAGTAATTCTTGCACTCTTTTAGCAGGAGTAATAACATTACTATAGTTAGCTTTTGGTAAAGTAACATACAAATACTCACGGCACTTTTCATCAAGCAACATAGATTCATTGTTGCGGAAGTTTTCATCAGTTTGGCATTTTGGGTCAAACTGGTCTACACTTGAAGGTGCTGATTCTTTATCACGGTTAACTGATTTGTCGGAATCATCGGAATCACTTTCGCCTTCATTTTCACCTTCATCAGGTTCATTACCTTTTTGATTGGTTTCTTTATCGGATTGTTCTTCTGATTTTTCTTTTGATTCTGAATTAGGTTCACCTTCGGAAGCTTCATCTTCATATTCATCCGACTCTTCATATTCATCTAAGTCAGCATCACCGTCATCATCATAGCCATCATCAAGATTGGCAATATCATCAAAGTCATACAATTGCATATCGAATTGTTCTTGCTTGGAATAGGCATAAATTTCATCGGTGAAATTAACAACATCATCCCAAGATTCAAGAGATTGAATTCTATTTACAAAATTCAATTCTTCTGGAGAGAAACTGATTTTGGTAGTATATTGAGATTTGGTATAAATGTTCAATCTCTCAATAAATGCCATTGTGTTAATCTCTCGGTTTTTCAAACCAAAGAAATCTTGTTTATTCAATTCAGCATAGGCATCACGGAATGATACTTTTAAACCAGGATATTTTCTTTGGACTTTTTTCTCAATTCGAGCGTCTTCTACAACATTCAAAAATGACTTGTAGTTCTTACCCTTAGTTTTGTCAGCAACGGCATCATGCCATCCTTCTGCAGGAGTGTAAAGTGCATGACCAACCTCATGACCGCCAAGCAGGTCATACATCACTCCAGACATATTTTGCCAAATTGGAAGATACAGCACACGATTTTTTGGGTCAAACTTGGCAGTTCGAATCTTTTGGTGTTGTATGGAGAGATTCTCAGTTGCCATCAATTTGGCAAGTTGAGACTTTTGCTGAACAGTAAATGTCATAATATAGTTAATCTTTCACTTTTGATACTACCATTGTAACACAGTATATCGAAGCTGTCAAGCTGCCGTGTTGCAAGGAAGCAACACTCTAACCTGTTGATTTGTAAGGGAGAAATAGGAGGTTTTTCAGTCATGGTCGTATTGTATCATAACCAGACTGAAAAAGAGGCAATTATGGTTTATAGAATACGAATATAGGTTCGTACTTAAGCCACATTTTGTCGTTGATTTTGCAGAAGTTCTTTGCCTTAGGCAAACCTGTTTCAGTATCAATTCGATTCCCTCCAGGCATCTGTGCAAGTGCCATCTTTATCTTACCCTTATATATCATTCCTTTAGAGGTAAGTATGTCAATCGAATCTTGTTCTAACGGCAACATCTCACCACCGAACACGGCATCA